TTTGATGACACGATTGCCAAGTCTGATTCAAATATTCACATTACCACAGATACCGGCAAGAAAATTACGATGGATCCGGGTGAATACGCAACACACGTAATGAATCCAGATTACGAATATGATTTTTCTGAATTTGATGAGGTTATAAACCCTAGAGAAATAAAACAAATAACAAACATTATTCGTAATGCTCTCAACGCAGGAACAGAGGGTCGAGAGATTGCCATCTTGACTGCTAGAGATCCTGCAGCAGAAGGTCCGATTAAGGATTACTTGGATAGCATTGGTCTCGATACATCGATGATAACATTTGAGCTTCTAGGTTCTTCGGACCCTCAAGCAAAAGCTGCATGGATTGCTGATCGTATTGAAAATGGCGCCGTCGATGTTTTGTTCTTTGACGATTCTGGAAAAAACGTTGAGGCTGTTCAAGCATTGTCCGGTCAATACCCAGATATCAAAATTAAAGCAAGAAAAGTAAAGTATGCTGAAGATATTGCTGAAAATGCTGCTGACCCAGAATAATATAAAATTGTTACTTCTCTGAGAACTATTTATAATCGCGGAGGAAAGAGAAATGTCTGATAGTGGATGGGAAACCTACTCAAAGTTAGTTTTACAACAACTTGAAACCATGTCAAGTGGAATTGAAGCACTGCGTGCCGAATTGCAAGATATGAAAGGTCAGTTGACCGAACTAAAAGCTAAAGAAGATCGTGTGCAGGATCTCAAAGCTTGGAAAGAGAAGATGGATGATGTTGCATCGCCTCCACAAATAAGAGAAGCGTTACAAGAAATTGAAAACTTGAAAACGTTTAGAACAAGGGCCGCTACAATATTCATGGTTGTACAAGCAGGGATGGGAATTGCAATTGCTTGGATCATGGAAATGTTCTAGTTTTTTAGGAAACAGACAATAATAAAGCTTTATTGTTTGCGGCAAAAAAACACAAAAACCGATGAACAGATTAGCATCATAGTTACTTTGATGGCTGCTTCTAGAACCGAGATTAAAGAATTTGTAACCAAGGTAATAAATCAGATTGGTGGTACGCTGGAAGAGGATGAGGAACTGGTCCCTGAGTACGGTATAGATGGAACCGGCATCTTATACTGCTGTGAATATGGCACGAGGGCTTTTGTCAAAATTGCGAGAGGACAAAAGGCTTGGGTCATCGATAATGAAAAAGATGACTTAGATAGAATTTTAATTTACACACAATGTGGTAAAATAGTTAAAATAAACCATGAAGAAGTTATCTATACTGAGTGTGATTAATGTTATTTACATTTAATAAATTTTGGAAAACCTTGTTTTCTTTGTCTGCTGCGTGGCTCTCCTGCGAATTTATTGGTTTTGAGCTTACAGTGGTGTCATTGCTTGTTTTATTGTTGTGTAAAAATGCAACTAATTCAGGGCACCTATTTTAATTTTGCCCTATTTATGGCGTGGCACGGGCAAAAACAAAACAAACTAAAAAGATCGGTAAAGCATATCTTGTTAGACATATTCCAAACCCAGACAATGGAGAAGTTTCTCAAGTTGGACCTTTTCATAGCGAAAAAGAGGCAATCAATACATGTCTGCTTTTTTTAAAAAAAGGAACTTGTTCTTGGGTCGCAAAATGTGATGGATGAAAAAGAAGCATTTGGTCAATTAACCGCCGAAGATTTTGAACCCGGCGACATAGTAGAATGGAATGTTTGGGATAAAGAACTTGAACAATGGAACGCCAATTATGGTATCATTGTAAAAACAGAAAACCGCATACAATCAAATCGAGTTGTTTCAATTTCAAAAGTTATACCGATTAATGGGCCTCAAATTGAGAGAGAATTTTTCACATTAACATTGAAATTAGTTAATAAGCTATAGTAAAACTATTTACATTGCGTATTCTGAGTATTCTTATGACTGATGTATTGAGTCCATTGATAAAAAAGTTTCTGCCTTTTGCACAGAAAAGGATGGGATTTAGTAAACCCCCGAAATTATTTTTAAAAAACGACAGTGAAAATGCCAACAACCCGCTGGGTAAAACGGCATATTATGATCCCTCGGAAAAGTCCGTGACTTTGTATGTCACAGGAAGGCATCCAAAAGATGTCATGAGGTCACTGTCTCACGAATTAGTACATCACACCCAAAACTGTCGCGGCGAATTTGATGACACCGGAGAGATGGGGGAAGGGTATGCGCAGAATGATGAACATTTGCGCGAAATGGAGCGTGAAGCATATGAAGTCGGAAATATGTGCTTCCGAGATTGGGAAGACAGCATAAAACAGACTATTTATTTCGAACATCTACAAAAAGGAGAAAAAAAGATGTCTACAAAAGATTGGAAAAACAAAGAATTAAGTACTCTTCTTTCAGAAGCATGGGGATTCAAATTTAACTCTCTCCAAGAGTTTGATGAATTTAATGCTGCTGAAGGAGCAGAGGTACAACAAGAAGCAGAAGAGGACACCGTTGAGGAGTCTGAGGATGCTGAGCAAGTAACTGAAGAAACTATTGAAGAAGACGCAGAAGAAGTCGTCGAAGAAGCCGAGGAAACTGTTGAAGAGTCTGAAGAGACTGTTGAAGAAGCTGTCGAAGAAAGCGACGAAGTTGTTGAAGAGGGTGTATTCTCGCCTAACCACTATTGTGTTCATCACGGTGGAGTTTCTAGAAACGGCTCGGTTGAGATGGCCGAAGCGGTTAGCCACAACTTTGATGAAGAGCTTGGCAAGGTAACCCATTATGATATGAAGTTTGATGATGGCACCATTATGGAAGGTGTCCCATTCGAAGACATTCAAGTTACTAACGCCAGCTTAGCAGAGGGTCATGGTCACCCTGTTGGTAAGAGAGACGATGATGAGGAAGAAGATTTAGAGGAAACAACCGACAATTCTGACACCCTTAAGGAAGCTATCAGGGCGCTTCTTGTTAAGCATCTCAGGGACTAGTACGATGACTGGTAAGTACAAAAATTGAACTTAAAAAGTCACGAAACAACTTTATTAAAAAACTTCTATTATTACACAACAGTGAGGAACACATTATGTCATTAGATTCACAATGGCGAGATTTTCTTAACGAGAGTCTTGATGAAAAGAACATCTTTACCTATATTCAAGGTCTCCAAGAAATAATTTCCAATCTTAAACCTAGGACAATGGTTGAAAAGCGCAGACTCCAGCTTGCAAAAACACATTTGCGAGAAGTTAAGAGATTTGCTCGTCGCATGGAAAACAACATTGATGTGCTCCAAGAAAAACTTAATATTTTAGAAGAGTCAAAAGGGGACGAGTGATGGCGAAAGCTAACACTCACCTCACCCACCTTGAGGAGTTAGTTTTAACTCAGGGACCAGAGGGCTATAAAATGGCTAGAGGGTTCCTTCTGGAGCTTTTAAAGTCTCTCAAGGGTAACACAGGCTCTAAGATTCAAACGTCTGTCAAATGGGATGGGGCGCCTGCTATTTTTGCCGGCGTCAACCCAGATAATGGCAAGTTTTTTGTTGGTACTAAGTCCATATTTAATAAAGTTCCAAAAATCAATTATACAAAAGAAGATATTGTCAAGAATCATGGTCATGCTCCTGGCCTTGTAGATAAGCTGACCAAAGCCTTAGAGTATCTCCCTGCACTGAACATTAAGAACATCCTACAGGGTGATTTCATGTTTGATGACGAGATGATTAGTACCACCACCATCGATGGCGAACCTCACTACAAGTTTAAGCCAAACACTATTGTTTATGCAGTGCCGGTTGATTCTGAGCTTGGAAGACAAATCGAGCAATCCAAATTTGGAATTGTGTTTCACACAACATACGATAGCTTAGATAGTGGTGCGAGCTTTGGTGCCGATGTATCTGGACTCAGAAGAGCGCCGGGTGTCTGGTTTGATGATGCTTTTTTCACTGACGACACGGGTACCGTGACACTTACCGAAGAAGAGGAGGAAGAAGTAGTTAGGCTAGTTAAAGAAGCAGACACTGTAAATGAGCGTATCAACTACGAGGATTTACCGTTTGCATTTTTGAACATTTATATTAACAGCGAAATTAAGTCCGGCAGCTTCCTTGACAATCCTGAGAAATCTTTTGAAGGCTTCATCAACTGGTATTCACAGAGAGCGCAGAAAAAGATAAACAACCTTAAGAGCGACAAAGGTAAACAAAGAGCAACACAAAATGCTCAGCAAACCTTACAGTCATTC